AAGTGCTTTGTAGTTAGTGAAATAACCAGAACCATTTACGGAGTCGCCTTTTAACTTGTAGATTGCATTAGAGTAGGCTCGTATATGAGTTGAGTCCGAAGGAACTAAATACGTCCCGCTTGGTTGATAACTCCCTAAAGGTTGATAAGTCGTAGACGCTTGATGCTTAGTCTCAAGATAAACCGTTGTATCGCTTTTGTTGACTTTTGAAAGTGCTTTATAGTTAGTGAAATAACCAGAAGGAGCTATCGAGTCTGCCTTAAGTTTGTAATTGGCAGCTATTTTGGAGTTTAATTTAACTGTGTCCGAAGCGTTTAATAGCTGTTTGTATTTCAAAGAGTCATTGAAATAGAAATTCCCGTTTTTGACTACTAATGAGCCTTTGATTTTGTTCATTAGCGTATCGGAAGGCGAAACAAGGATAGAGTCTGTTTTAATCCCGTTATACTCATATCCTGGAATAGTGTGTACTTTGTTCCATGTCTGGCCGATTACGATCAAACTAATTAATAACCCAGCAAATAATACTATCCTTTTCATGTTCATTTTATTAGTACTTTTATTTCCTCTAATATTTTTTTTATCTCCTTAATTTCCTTATCTACTCGTAAATCAGTCTTGTAGTCATTTTCTGCTAAAATCTCACTGTGTTTTGATTGAAGATTTTGCCCTATCATAATTAACGGTAAAAGGATTAGTTGAATCACATTTGAAATGAACAGCCAAAGAACGAAACCGGGAAAAGGATCGAATCTTATCTGAGGCGGAGCGAACATATTCCACCCTAACCAACCAAATGTCCAAACTGCTAAAAGGATGAAAAACCCTACCGTGCCAAGTTTATTGACTACAAATAATCCGAGCCTTTCAAATTTAGACAACCCGTCTTTGTGAAGCTTGTTTATATTCTCCATATTAAACCCCCGTTTATTAAGTCCTTATAGTAAGATAAATCAATCTGTAAGTCTTTAGTGACTAAATAATAAGTACCTATATCGTAGTTGTCATTGAATATTTCAGCGTAAAAACTTAAATTATTAATCGAATAACTAAGCGATAATGAATAGATAAAAGTACCGTTTATATTGAATCCTGAATTATTTAATGCCGTAAAATTCCCAAAATGTTTTTGGATTAATAAGAGTGCACTCGAATTCCTTTTTGAATAGTTTCCTAAAACCGCTATCTGATAGTTATGATTGAAAATTAGATATTTAGTACTTAACGTTATCGCCGGAAAATCATTTTCTATTCTGCATTCTATTCGGCTCGACAAGTCGTAATCTATCGCGATAGTTTGAGGGAATCCAACTTCAAAAGCCATTTTGTTAACCCCTATTAAATCTGTTCCAGTGCCAAATCCCGGACGTGTCGAAAATTGGCCATAAACACAAACCGAAACAAAGACCAATAAAATAGCATATTTTCTCACGATGTTACTATTTGACCGTAAATTATGTACAATGTTTCCCCTTCTGCTAACTCGTCACCCGTTAATGTGATCTGACCGCTATTCGAGTTAAATCCATAATCAGCCGTTTTTAATGGTTGTGTCTCGCGAGTGATCTGTATAATAGAAGTCCCGACCAATTGAGACAGTACTATCGAAGTCTCGCCGCCGGCGCCCGTATATTGCGTTTCTGATGTTTGTTGATATTTTATCATAGTTGCAGGATTAGCCGGTTGATAGTAATCAGGTGAAATGGGATTGTATTGTACCCCGCCTTGACTTTGAACCACAGAACGAACGCTACCGTTTAAAAGTACTTTGGTTGCATAGATTATATTTGCATTTTGCGAAATCTGATTAACCACTTGATTTGCCGTTAATGTTTCATCCCATGTAAATTGCTGCCCACTATAAGACGATGCGTTTATATTAGCTATGTTATTATCAGTTAATAATTTAAGCATCAAATCAAATGTGCCATAGGTATTTAAACAAATGTCCCACAAAGATTGAGCTGATAAGGCTTTATATTGTAACATTTGCGTTTAGTATTAAATTTCCCAAACTATCGAATGAAACGGAAGGAGATGCAGAATATCCATCTGATTGAAGTTGTAACTGAGTTGACCTCTGTAATTCCTGTGAGTTGGATGCTTTCATGTAAGACAAAATAGCAACTCCATCCGTGAAATATTGCTTCCACCATCCCGGACATGCGTTTATTGTGTCGATAATATGTTGGTTATCGCTTTGAATTATCATTAAGTCATTGTTTTGGATGCTTAAATCATTGTTATCTAAAAGTAAATCAGTTCTATATGCCATGTGTAACTTTTGTATTTTCTAAATCATCATTTTGCGTTTCTGTTATTTGACTTCCGCTCCATGTTGCTGTTATTGCCTTTAAGGCCGCCCCTCCATCTGTGGGAGCTACAATCCATCCTGTAAATGCTTCTTTTAACGCATTCAAATCTTTCTCTAAAATATTCATTTTTGAAACTAAGTCAGAGATTTTTATCAAGCCTCCGAAACTTCCATCGTTCAACGTGATCTGACCAACGGATATAATCGTGATATTTTGAATCTCTGAAAACTGACAAACATAAGGCTCTACATTTTGAGAGAAAATAACCTTTACGGTACTCCCCACAACCGGCTCAATAAGTAACCCATCATCGACAACGGCCATTAATCTCACATTTGGCAAATCATATTCAGCTTTCCCATCTATCACAGTACAATCACATGTCCGAGCATTTATATTTACGCTTTCGACCGTTGCATTGACATAGAAAACCGTATCCAGTTTGTCTGTGCCGCATAGTTTATTTAATGATTCTCTAATTGATCTGTTACTCATAGTTTCATTGTGTGAGAATCGTGTGAGAATTCAATATCTGCACAATTGTACAGGCGTGTTTCAAATATGCTATTCTCACGCGTTGTAACTTATTGATATTAAACTATTTGCAAAGTATATATATATTATTCTTATCTACTTGTCATCTATATAGCTAACTCATTGATTATCAATGTCTCTATTTCAATACTTATTTACAACATACAAATGTATGTTTTATGGCAATTTGTAATCTAATTCAATAACCTGTCTCAACCCATTTACGCCACCGGTGTATTCTACTCCTTTAACTTTATATGTTCCGTTTCTTTCCGGTAAAATGTCATCTATTAAAACAGCATTATCCCCATGTTTCACATAGGGAATCCCGAACGTTGTAAATTTCCCCCTGAATCCTGTATAGTAGTATTTAGTTAGTTCTGCAGTAGCGGCTGTAATTAAATCTTGTATTGTTTTTGCGTTCGGATATGTCATCGTGCGTCTTTCACCTCCGTTATTTGCAGGGAAATCAATCCCTTTTTGTTTCACATTAAAAATAGGTTCATTGCTCCCATTTTGTAAAGTAACCAATACCTCCAACCGTGTACATTTCGTTTTCGGATTGCCGTCCTTTGTTGTCTCTCCGGTTTCTTCTTCAATCTTATTCGAGGCATCAATACTTAAAACTAAATCGTCTTTTCGTGAATATTCTAATTCATCGCTAATGATTGTATGCTGAAATATAAAAGTATTCGTAACCGCTTCGGATTCTATATAGATAGTAGAGCCACATCTTAACTCCATTCCGCGAAAATAGCTTTCTAATCCAAATTGTTTTCTGATTCTCTCTAAAACCTGAGCTACAGTTTCATTTCCCGTTCTAAAAGCTCCTATTGTCGTAGCCGTTAAAGCATTTACTGTAAATCCCGTGTCTTGCAAAAGAACGCCTATAATTGATTCCAGCGTATCCGTTGCCAAAAAAGTTCTAACCGGTGCTTGTATCTGTTTTAATTGCCACATATTGTCTTCGATAAGGAATTCGATAGGCTTTTTGCTCGTGACCTTTGAAATCCATCCTGAAAATAAATGCGTTCCAGTGGTTTTGTTAAATGTTCCAACATAAATTTCTTTCCCTTGATTTTGAAAAAAATACCCATAGTCTATTATTATTTGATCACCGCGCATTAAAAGAGGCGTCTCCGTGTCAAAACCACCAATGCTGACATTTACCCCCGCTAATGATATTAAATTTCCCGTAGCATCTCTGATATACACATTTTTAGGCAATGTCACCTTTCCTTGTGTCGTAAGATTTCTCCATGTATTTTCAAATGTGAACTCATGCGTAAAATCAAACGTCAAAATCAAATCCCTTTTCTTTGCGCCTGCAATTTGGGTAATTTGCTTTATTATAATATTGGTTACGACTCTATACATTTAATGAGGTTTGAATTTCTTGTGGCGTATCAGAAATTGCATTTAATGAAAATGATTGATAGGAGTAACCTCCTTCATCTTGCCCAAATGTTCGATCCTCAAAAACTATCGAATAAATACCAAACTGTAAAAGATAGGCACAACTAATTGGGATAGCTACAGGTGCCTTAATGATTTGCCATAAAGTATTTACGTCTGTTTTAGGATATTGACCGTTTTTCCCAACTATCACCCCGCTAAAAGTAATTTGTGCATCCCCTTCTCCGATATATTCCTTCACCGTTCCGTCTCTTCCCTGTATGGTAGTTTTTACAATATTACGAGGGAAATTTACATTAACGAGAATTGCTAAAAGCGTCAAAGACGGGAGTGTAATAGGTTTTGGATGCGGATTTATAGAAGATGGATTTGGTGTATAAGTCACTGAACTGAAAGTAACATCAGCCACTACCGGCGTTCCGAAATCAGAATTAACGCCTTGTAAAGGTGCATCTCTATAGGATGTTTGATCAATTTTCCCTTTATACTGATTAATGGAGTTGTTTCCACTTCTATTCGCAGTAGCTATCTCTCCAACCGCCCTTGCAGCTTGTGAAGCGGTTCCCTCTAATCCAGTGTTTAGAATAATATTCATTAATAGTCTGCAATTACGGCTGAATCGTGAGTAGCTTCCGTTAACATCTCAGTGAGCATGTCTTTCAATTTTCCCATGCCTTCTTTTACATTTATAGTTGAGATAGTAAAATCTTTAATCAAAGGTGCATTGTAAGCAATGTGAATATTTATAGCCTTTGATCCTTCTGCTTTTGTGGCGGGAGTTTTAACTGATGCACCGCCATTTGTGGTTGACTTTCCTCCAGCGGGTTTTACACTGCCATCAACATTTTTTAAAAGAAGTGAGGTTGCTAAAGGAGCAGCTTTATTTGTTTTTCCCCATGTGGTTGCAATTTCTTCTCCTGCATCCTTAACGGCTGAAACCATATCTTTAAGCCCCTTTTTCATTTGGGAAGGACTGAAATTTGCAATACCATTTAATATTTCATATAATCCGGAAAAGACTCCATTAACTGCTTTACCAAAAGAGTTTAAAATATCCCAAACACCAAGTATCATGCTTTTTAAGCCATTGAAATGATTGTAAAGAAGAATAAGACCTCCCACTAATAAAGTTACACCTATAATTATCTCAGGAATTCCGGTACTCCAAAGTGCTGCACTAAAAGCCCATGTTGCGGCTGAAACCGCCCATGTTGCAGCTGATAAAATCCCATCCCAAACAGCCATAGCCTTTGTTACCACCAAAGTAGCTATCATCTGCCTTTTTATAAAAAGAAAAGCAAGGCCAACTGCCTCATTTAAAATCCAAAACTCTATAATGTATTTTTTGTTATCTTTTATCCATTTAGCAAAATCGCCTAATGCATCAACTACTCCTTTTATTACTTTTCCCAATATTTCAAATGCCGGCGCTAATCCTTGTTCTAAAGCAAGTATTCCATCTCCAACTTTCTCTTTAACATCTTGCATCGTTTTACTGAAAGCCGCTAAAGGAGTTGAATCATAAGCTGCCTTAGCAGATCCCGCAAATTCGTTTTGCAGTTCTGTCATGATTAAAGTCTGTGCCCCTAAAGTATTGCCAGCCGCAACCATTTTTTTAATTGAAGCCGCTTGCTCAGTCGTAAGATTTACCCCTACCCGATGAAGTGCCATAGCCCCTTTAACAGGGTCTTGTAAGGCTTTCCCGACTTGGATAGCGGTTTCTTTCAAATCCTGATGCATCCTTGTAGCCATATCGGCGATGGCCTGAGAAGCTCCGCCAAAGGCTTTTTTCGTGATGCCCGGAAAGGTGACAATGATAGATTGCATATCCATCAATTGTGCCTTTGTAAAGTTTGACGCGTTGAAAAGCCCGTCTGTGGCTTTTTTAATTTCTGAAAAGGTTATTCCTGCAGCGTTCTTCGTGCTTATTAATCCGGTCTTGACTTCGTCCTGTGCAGTTCTTAAATCTTGAGATTCCTTAGTAGCATCTTTTAGCCAATTAAAAGCAGCATAAGCAGCAAAAGCAATACCCATGCCTCCCATAATTTTAGAGATGGAGCCCATAGTGGTCTCTAAGGCTTTAGAGCTTACATTTGCTTTCTCTATAGAGGGGGAAAGGTTATCCTTGAGAGTTAAAACGTAGTCTACAATATTTGTCATTTAAAACTCACTTGATTGACGGTTTCTAAATAATATTTTGCTTGTGACCAAAGGAGAATTAATTGATCTTCCTTTTCCTCATCAGTGCCTTTTAAGTCCTCTATATTAACATGAAGGCAGCCCCGAATGAGAGCTGCCATCCGTTTAATAGGTGCACTTGAATTAGTGATTTCGCTCTCGTTTATTTTTTTTTAAACGAGTTGTTAATAACTTCAATGATTGGCACACAGGCAGCGGCCATTCCTAAACGATAAGAGTCACATGAAGAATCAGTACTAAAAGTACGTTCGTCACTCGCTTCTTTTATCGTTAAGACTTCACGCATCTCATCAGCCGCCATAAAAATACCACCATTAGCGATACGATCTAAAGCGAAAAGTTTCTGCACGTAATTAGGTTCTTTCAGATACCCAACTATTCGCTCTTTCGTGATTGGGTCTATCCCAACATACGGATGAACTTTTGAAACTTTATGTTCTACAGCAAGTGCCAAAGCGACTTCGTTGTAGCTTTTTTCTTCCTCTTTAGAAAGTACGTCTTTGGAGATTTCCTCCTTTTTTTGTTCCTCAATCTTCATATTAATGTGCTATGCCCGCTAAGATTAGCGGAAGTTTTACTGTTAATTTTGTATCCCCCTCTTTAGCATTAAAGGGGTCTTCCAAGAATTCTACAGCTTGCAAGATGTCACGTGTCGCACTTGCCATGTTATTCCCATAAATAACTTGAATGTCAAACCAGCCAATAGAAAGAGGGTCATTGCTCGGGGCTGCATTAATGATATTGCGCCATTCATCGAGATAAATCTCTATCGAGGCTTCATACTCATTTTTCCCGTATCCTCGGCTAACAGGGTCTGTTCCTGCTCCGTAGTTGTTGGTTTTAGTTTGCTTTTTCTTATATTCAATGTCCACAATTCCAATAACGGGAACTCCGAAAAGAACGAATTGAATACTTGACCAACTATATGAAACTCCGTTAATTAATGGTGTCATTTGTATGATATTGGAATTTGAATGTTTCGGTCAATACCGTCTTCATTTAATTTCACATTAATAATGATCAAAGATGAAGCCGTGACGTTTTGTGAAGGGTCGATATATACGTCCGATGTGGACACGGTGCTTAAATCTCCATCCCGAGCCATCTGATAGAGAGGCGCAAGAACTTGGGATTGTAAAAAAGAAATTGTCGTGGTTGCCAAAGTTCCATCTGAATTCTTTAATAGTCGACTTTTCAAATAAGGCACTAATGCCGTATAAATTCCTCTTATAGCTTTGTCTATTGTCCGGTTATCATTTATATAGGCATAATCCGAAGTCAAAGAAATAGAGGTATGGTTGTCGTTAAAGTAAGTACCAGCATAACCAGTATAATTTATTCCAAATACATGCCTTTTTGAATCTATCGCATTGATCGCCGAGGTACTCAGTGCGCTTAAAAGCTGACCATTTGCAAAAGCAGGTACATCATTTTCAACACCGTCACTGATATTAAATTTAGCAGGCTCTCCAAAATCTTCGCTTACCGCACTTAAAGATAATAGTCCCAGAGCAACGCCTAAATGAGTCACGGATTTCCCCGTAGTCAAGAAAAGCATATATCCAGATGCTGCGCCGTCTTGTCCTATTATAGAGGTTGCTTTATTGGATGTCAATAAAGAAAGATCAGCGATCGTCGTAATATCGGCGGTTCCTGAAAGATCAGCGGCATAAAGAACGCTCAAAGGTTGATGAATTGCATCATTGTAAGTCTTAACAACTCCATCAATCAAAGTAAGGTCTGAGCTTGCATAAGTTCCACTTTTAAAGATTCCAACTTGACGTAAAGTACCGTTAGCGAAACTTTGAATAGTTGTTATCTCGGCAAAAGTATAAGGAGTAGGAATAGCGAAAATGCCAACATATAAAGTGCTGTTCGGATTAACTCTAAAGTATTCCGAGATATGATAATACCAAACGGATTGCACAGAAGCAACACCCCCTGAAAAGGAGGTTAACGTACCTGTCATTTTTCCTGTTTCTCCAATTGTCGCCGGTGTTATTGTAACAACTAAGGGTGAGCCGGTATTTAAGAAAATACCTAATCCCTTTCGAGCTATCAAAGTCAATACTCCAATTAAAGCCGTAGCTGAATACCCGTGAATCAAGGTTCCAGCGTTAATAGCTGCTGCAAGCCCAGCCGCTACGGTTGTAGGGGTCGGCGACGCTCCATTAATAAACGAGCCAAGTTGAACAACTCCAAGCGGTTCATTTACGCTTAAACTAATCGAATCGCCAACTAATCCAGCCGTAGTAATCGAATAAGAAGCGGTTGCCTGCGTCTCGTCGTTGTAATCATTCAAAATGCCGGCATTTTGAGCATCAATGATGCTATACATTTGAATAACCGGCGACGTGAACAAAGAAGGCTTATGCCCGTATAAGATCAATCCTGAGATGTAATCCTGTCCTGGAGCTAATCGCTTAGAAGCTCCTTGCCCATTTATGAATGTGATATTTCCTAATGCCATTTAAGTAATTGATTTTGGACGTCCTTTTGGACGCGGGTTGTTTTCAGAAACCTCACCTGCATCCTCTCTTATGTGAGGAATGCCGCCATAGTTTGGATGCAGGTGAAAGTTTCCGTCTTCTGTTACCCATATCTTATTGACATGGGGCAATGCCAAGAAAATAGCTTTTATATCCATTACTGTACTAATCTACCCATTTCAACCCATTTTGCACCGTCAAATATTAACCTGACTACAGCGCGTTCTTTAGTCGATAAAGTAGCAACGCCTCCAGTAATCCAGTTACTCCCTACAAATCGAATAAAAGGAGTGCCTGATGGAGCTGTGCAAATAATTACTATTTGATCACCTAAATAAGCGGTTCCAACATTAGGTTGAATAAAATCCAAACTATCTTTTAACGTAACGTTATAGATAGTTTCAAAAGCATTGGTGTTTATAGTCACTGAAGCATCTCCGTAGTTAAGGGCTACATATTTGTAGTTCAAAACCCGACCCGTATTGTCTTGATTAGGATAAATTCCAAAACGAGGTACTGTATATTGAGCCATAGCGACCATTCCTATACATAAAAATAATAGAAGCCCGAATAATTTTTTCATCGTTGAAAATTTTATGCCGTAAATGCAGCGGCTGTTAAAGTTGTGTACAAAAATAGTTGTTCTGAGAATCCGTATTGTACGGCAAATTTCATCAATCCTTTCAGGAAGAACATTTCAGAATTGTTTTGAAGTCTCATAAGCTGAAGATTATTATCCTCCGTTGAGTTCATCCCTACGTATAAGTTCGAGCTTACGTCATCCAAAGCCTCAGCGAAAATAATTGTATCATCAGGCATACCCGCCAAAGGAATAATTTCATAACCTTTGAAAAGGTTGATTCCCTGTTCGGTTGTGTTCACACCCTTGAATGTCTGAGTTGTAGTCAAGAATGTTTGGTAAATCTGTTCTGTGTTGATTGATACAAGAAGTTTCAAACGTTTGTACCGATTTGGACGACTCAAAAGAGCTTTTTTGTTTGTTGCGGCTAATTGAATCAGAGCATTAAACGCATCAACGATGTTATACAACGATCCGGCTGTAGGTGCCGTAGTCAAAGGGAAAGGACTTGGCACGGTCTTAACGCTCGCATCATTGATGATAGTCTTCATAAAACCATCAAAGAAACAAATTTGTCCGTTACCGGCGGTTCCGGGTGTCGCAGTATAAGTTGTTGACCCCATCCAAAGGCCAAGTTCTATTTGTTCAAATGAACGCTCTAAGCCAATTTGCATCATGTAATTCTCAGCAGTAATCGGAAGTTCACGAGCTAACAAAGTAGGACTCAATTCTTCAGCTAACCAATGCTGTTCATAATCACGAGGGTTGAACTCGGTATATACCATCAAATCCTGCGGGACTAACTTGCGACCATCAACCGTAAAAGAACCCGATGAAATCGGGGTTGCTACACGAGGCT